AATTCTTTAGGGTTTTTAGAAATAGCTTTGGCCAAGCTATTAACACCTGCTAATAAATGCGGTGCAGCATAGGCGGCTAGCCCAATTAACCCCGTTTGTAATCCATCGTTTAACCCAAGCCAAACACAAAAGCTTTCTGCAATATATGCCGATAAAATTGCCATTAGCACAGACATGAAATAATGAAAGAACGTGATCTTAGTGCCCGACAAATACATTTGGGTTGCTGCTGCTAATAGCGACAAAACGCACAGTTGCCCCCATTGCCGTAAAAAAGTAATAAGCTCTTCCATTAAGTTTCTTCCTGTGGAATTAGGTCTGAATAGGTTGGTATTGAAAATTCGATGTGCTGGTGAGCTGGCAAATACTCGTTGATTTCTTCCATATCTTGCTGCATCGGCACAACTTCATTGTTGTAATAAGCACGGGTGATTTTATCTAAATCGCCGAAGCCAGGACTATTACCAGATGATTGACCGCTTAATGCTTCTTGTGCACGGTGCATGCTTAGCATGTCGTTGAGCGTGATGTTTTTTATTTTCTCAAAATCATCTTTGGTGGCGATATCACCAACGGGCGTAATTTTTATAGCCTTGTCTGCATCAACTTTTCCGCTTTTATTGTTGATAAATAAACTGCGGAAATTGCCCACACCTTTTGAACTGCGAATAGCCTCTTTTAATTGCTTTTCATCATCAACGGATAGATTGGGATCAGCCATTGAAAAGATAAACCCCATGTGCGCGCCATTTTTAAAATACTTGCGGCGAAACAAAGTGGCATCTTCATTTAGCAATGCTGATTGAATACCGCCATAATATTGCGGCACACCGTAAATGCCTTGGCTTGGGTCATACTCTTTCTTATGATAAACCTCCCCTTTTTTAAATCGAACAATAGAGCCATCACTTTTGATTTGGGCGTAAACACCAGGTGTTGTTGTGTAGCGCATAGTGACGGCTGGAAGATGGCGCAGCTTTATCACCGCGCCAAATGTATTACGGATAATTTGCAAGTAACCATTGGCAGACCAGCAATAATCAAATGCGAATTTTTTAAATGTGCGCTGGCTTAAAATTGGGTTTGGCTTAAACCATTTTAAAATCATGTTGCGCTTAAAATATAAAATGGGTCCATGTTGCGCATTAACCCGTAGTAATTTGATAAGTCCCGATAAGCTAACAGGTGGTGAATATAGCCCGTTCATGTCTGAAAATATGCCGATGTAATCGGTCATGTGATTATCTAAACAGGTTTCGGGATCGCCAAAACTAAACGTGTCTATGCTCGATTGAGTTTTATTCATTATGCTGCATCTAATCCTATTGATGTTTGGTTGCTGCTTGCATCGCCCGATAACGGTTCAAAAATCATGGCGTGCATAATTGCCCATGCAATATCAGCATGGCCTGTGGCGGCGGTTCGGTTGGTGGCGTAGGTTATTTGATCACCCACTACTTTTTTGCGAATGTTAATAAAGCTGCTTGCAATGCCTACTGCATCCTCATCAAATTCGAGTCGTTTTTTACCAATGACGTTAAGGGCTTTAATTACCATTTTGTTTTTAATATACGGGTTGTAATGAATGGCCATTGCCATAGGGTAGAACTTTAGAATTAGCTCAAACACGCCCAAGCCAAGACCAGTGGTATCAACGCCAATGTGAACAACATGATATTTCAATGTGAGTTCTTCTATCTCTTTGGCCATGGCTTCAAAGTCGTTGCCGGATAAGTCCAAGGTTTCTAATACCCTAAATTTTTCATTGGCATTTGCTGGCAAACTTAAAACCACAACCGATGCTTTGTCTCGCGTTCGTGCAGGGTCAAAACCAATAATCACAGGTTTCATGGCAAACGGGCGCGGCCAAGTATCATTAAAGTCAGTCCACTTGCTGCGATCACCCATACAAGCCATTAACTGTTTTAAGCTAAAGGCACTATGCGCATCATCGATAAATTTACACATGAATAGGTTGTCGAATTCTTCTTTTGAATATTCGTTTTCAAGCATCGCAATATCAATGCGGTTAAAACCTTTTTCAACAACGTCATACACGTTGAGGCGTTGCCGCCAAATGCCATCATCACAGACTTTGCCGTGCTGCAAATTCTTGTGACTAACATCAACCGCAAATTCAACATCGTTACAGGCTTTTGTTTTGCGATACCAGCGGCCATTCCATAAGTCATATGCTTCATGGCTTGTTACTGATGGCGTACTAAAGTAGGTAATTCTAAAATCTTTATGCGTTGCCATTGCTTGTGCCAAGCTGCGCAACTCTTTAAATTTTGGAATCCAAAAAACTTCATCAATATATAAATCACCTGATGCTGATTGTGCTGTTCGCGCATTGGTTGATTTAAAATACAGCGTGATTGTTTTGCCGTTGTGATGCAGGGTTAGCGGTGAGCCGCTTAATTCTATTTCAAACTTTTCACGGCATAACGCAATAATATTGGCTTTGAATATTTCAGCCTGATCACGCGATGCGGAAATAAATATTTTATTACGGCCATTAACAATCGCGTCATAAAACGCTTCAAATGCAAAATAGAATGTGGCACCAATTTGGCGAGGCTTTAGAATGAACCGGCTACGGTGATCTTGATTGTTAAACCAGTGTTTTTGGTGGTGGTAAAGTAAGTCGTCTTTAAGTTCGTCCAGCATTTCCTTAGTGATTGCTGATACATCATTTTTTATTTTCTTCTTTTTGTTACGCTGCTTTTTGCTTGATTGGCGCGGCTGGCTATCATCACCTGGTACATCAGCGGTATTTGCTCGACCATACTTTTTACTGATCGCGGCACTTGGTAAGCGCGATTGATTTAATGCGCATTGCTGGCGCGTTAAAAAATCAAGTTCTTTATAGTCACCCTCTGATTTGTTTTCTCTATCAGCTAGTAAAACAATGCGCCTTGCAATGGCTGTTTCAGCATTTAGTGACGGGCATAATTCATTCCAACTGCCATCATCGCTCCAACGTCTTAATGTTCGCGCACTGGGCATCCCCTCAATTTCTGAGATCTCATCAAAGGTCATGCCGCCAAAAACATAATTGTCCTTGGCTGTTTTAATGATGTCGGGGTTATAGCGAAGTTTCATAAATTGCCCTAGCACGTTAACAAGAGCGTTAACTAATACAGGCAGTTTATAGGGCGAAATGGGTTAATTCTTTATTAATAATTTTGGTTAATTCCTAAAGGTCATTTATAGGAATTACAAGGATTTAATCAAGTGGAGGGATAACAAATTTAGGTGCAAACTCATGTCTTAAACGTAACGCCATTGTTATTAGTTAAGCAGAGGAAATGCAAAAATGCCACGTAGTTTACGCACCACACCATTGGCGATTGCCGCCGTGGGATTCACTGTTGATGGTCGGGAAATATCAGATAAAGATATTGATGACATTGTTGAAACGTATAACTACAAGAAGTATGGCGCACGAATCAACTTAGACCACTATGGCGATTGGTCCGGTTGGGCTGCTAAAAACCTTCAAAGTGTTGAATTAAATGGCGGCATGTTAGGTGATGTAATTGAAGTAACCAGTGGCTTAAATGACGATGGTGTGAAAGTGCTGTATGCCGTGCTTGCGCCTAATGCGTCATTCGTACAACTCAATCAAGCTGACCAAGCCGTGTATTTCAGCATGGAAATAAACCGCGACTTTATGAAGTCTGGCCAAACCTATTTAACGGGATTAGCCGTCACTGATTACCCAGCTAGCACCTACACCGACCGAATCAACTTCAACAATAAAGAGCAAGGCAAAGATAGCGGTAATGAAGGCGTTGATGCTTTGTTAAAAGTAGATCTCGGTTTGGTTGATAAGCCTAAGAAAAGTCTATTTAAACAGTTATTCACATTTGGAAAGGACGATAACGATATGAAACGCGAAGAATTTGCCGCAGCAATGACCGAAGCACTAGGTGAGCCATTAATGAAGTTTACCCAAGCACTTGAAGCAAGCACTGCTGCAACCCAAGTATTGCTTAACAAACAAGATGGTGAGCAAGACGAATCACAAGAAAGCCTTGGCGATGAGCAAGGCGGCAGTGATGAAAAAACAGCTGCATTAGAAGAAGAACTTTCTAGTGTGAAAAAAGAATTAACTGAACTAACCGCAGCATTTAAAAAGGCGGCCGGTACTCAAGCCGATGACACAACCCAAGGTGAAGAAGAACACCAGGGCGAAGATGGCAAATATAGCAACATGCTTTAACTAGCAGTTTGTTATCTCTATTAATTAGCACAGGAATTTAGTAATGAAACTAAAGACAACCCACGTATTTGCCGCAGTGATGGCAGGATTAGCCAGTAACTATGGCGTTGCTTCAATGGGCGAACAATTTGCCGTTGAACCAACAATCGAACAGCGCTTATATGATGCTGTTTATGAAAGCGCTGACTTTTTACAATTAATCGACACCCAGTTAGTTGATGACTTAGTTGGTCAAGCTGTAACCGCTGGCGTTACTGGTAGCGTAACTGGTCGCGCAGGTGTTGAAACAGACGCCACAAAATCACGCCAAACCAAAGACCCTCTTGGTTTAGCAAAGCGTGAATATCGTTGTTATCCCGTTGAGTGTGACACTCATATTACGTGGCAGCGAATGGATATGTGGGCGAAGTTCCCTAATTTCCATGAGAAATTCCGCGCCCATGTTCGCCAAGCTATCGCGCTAGATATCATCAAAATTGGTTTCAACGGCACAAGTGCTGCTGATGTCACTGATGCAGTAGCAAACCCGATGTTGCAGGACGTTAACATTGGTTGGTTAGAGTTGGTTCGCCGTGACAATGCAGCAAATGTGATTGTTGATGGTGACCAAAAGGTAGGTGAAGTGCGCATTGGTGAAGGTGGTGATTATGAAAACCTTGATCAAGCCGTGCATGATTTAACCCAAGCTATTCCGCTACACAAGCAAGTTGGGTTGATCACTATTATTGGCGATGAGTTGCTGGCAAAAGAGAAAAACAAACTCTATGCAAAGCAAGCCCATACTCCTAGCGAAAAAGGAAAAATTGAACTAGAGCAAGTGATTGAAACCTACGGTGGTTTAAGAGCTTACAAAGTTCCATTTTTCCCAGCACGCGGAATCATGGTTACCACGTTTGAAAATCTTTGCCATTACGTGCAATCAGGCTCAACACGCACAAGCATTGAAAACAACGCGAAGCAAAAGCGCGTTGAAGATTTCCAATCGCGTAACGATTGTTACTACATCAACGATATGGAACAAATCGCATTCTTTGAAGCAAGTTCAGTGAAGCTAGATAAGGTTCGTGACCCTGCTGTAATAGATGCAGATTTCGAACCGACAAATCCAGCGCATTACATTTGGTCATAAGCCGATAAGTAAAGTGTTGAATATCGGTGACCTGTTAACGCAGGTCACCAATTATTAAAACGAGTAGAGAACTTTTTGATATGAGCTTAGTAAAAAAACGCCAGCAACAAATTTTGCAATCAGGTGGCCAAGCACAGCCAACCGCTACACCAGTAGCAAAAGCTGTTAATGAAAGCATTGCACTAGACCGGCCAGAAGTAATGGCTGAATTTGACTTGTTCAAAGTGGCGATTGATGCAGACCTAGCCCAACTCAAAAAGATTTCAGACGTAAGCGATAAGCGCGATTACAAAGCCAAGGCAATTGAAGATAACGAATATATGGTTTATCTCAATAGCTATAAGGCTAGCGGTGCTAATCATCCCAATTCGGTTGTTACCTGGTTAGTGATCTGGTTGGTTGATTTAGGCCGCTGGAATACGGCGCTTGAATACCTGCCAATGCTTATTGAGCAAGAGCAGCGTTTACCAACGGCATTTAAAACCGAAGATTGGCCAACATTCTTTATTGATCAGCTTTATGACGAGGGTGCCAAGCACCTTGCAAAAGGCCGTGATGCTATCGAACAAAGCCAAGTGATGAAGCTCTTTAGCTACATGACTGCGCATTTTGAGCAACAAGAGTGGGTTGTTAATGAAGTGGTTGGTGGCAAGTTGTTCGCAATGGCGGCAAAGCTAGAGCAGACAACATTTAATTACGGTAACGCCTACAGCTATTGCACCAAAGCAACGGCGTTAAATGATAAAGCAGGTGTAAAAAAATTAGCTAAAGAGTTAGCCAAAGCCATTGGCAAAGGAACAGATATTTAACAGCTCTACCGCCTGTGGGCAATCAGCACGATTGGTTAATGCTTTAGCACTTTGCCATTAATGCTGATGGCGCCCACACCCATTTATCAATGTGAGAAGAAGTAAATGAATTTAACAGGAATGCCACAGGCTGACCCAGTAAACACCATCGTTACTAACAACGGTTTTTATCCTGATTTGGGCACTGCTGAATTTATTAATGACTATGCAGTTGCAACGGATTACAGCAACAGCGATGGCATGCTAACCACTCACATTGCATTGGCGATTGTTGATATTAATCGCCAGTTAAAAGAATTTAAAGCGTTGAACTGGTTGGCAGAAAGCCAACTACAAGACGTTACCAGCGATGTTGTTGCAGGTGTTAGCGAACTAATCACCCTATACAAACATGCGGTGTTTAGCTTAGCAAAAGCAATGATGCTAATTAGCCGCCTTGGTGAAACGCACCGAGATCAACGGGCAGCGCAACAGGTGCAAGCAAGTGACAACCAAGATTACTGGCAATCACAAAGCAATGATGCGGTTCGTCAAATGATCGGTGCGGCAAATAGTGGGGTTGAACT